GGAGATAAATCCTATATGTGGGAGTTTAGGTGAAGTTTGAAAAATATAAATAATCTTAGACAACCGATATGGTATCCCTTTAGGAGTTATAAGACATGGCAACTGGACAAAACTCTCCTGGAGTAGTATTTCAGGAAAGAGATCTCACCACAACCTCGACTGTCCCTTCAGCAAACGTCGGTGTATTAGTTGCACCTTTTGCCCAGGGACCTGTAGATGAAGTTGTAGAAATTACATCTGAGCGCGACCTTGTAGAGCGTTTTGGCGAACCCAACGAGTATAATTATGAATACTGGTACACCGCTGCTCAATTCTTGAGCTATGGTGGTTTGCTTAAAGCTATCAGAGTTAGCAACACTGCACTTAAGAACGCTGTTAACGGCGGCACCGCACCTCTGATTAAGAACAGAGATGACTACGAAGCAAATATCGAAGGCGCTGCAAATAGCTTCGATTGGGTTTCCCGCGAACCTGGCACACTGAATAATTCTATCGGTATCTTTGTAACCGATGCTGGTGCTGATCAGATTCTCGTTCTTCCCGCTCCTGGTTCAGGTAACGAGCATGAGTTTGTTGCTGACGCTGCATTGTCTGCTGCATCTGGTGCAGGTGGCGAAGTATTCAAGTATAGCATCGTCTTGACCGTTGAGAATATTGTCGGTTCTTTCACTCCTGGTTCAACAACAACTGTTGCAATCTCTGGTTCTAACGAGACTGTAAATGTTCTTGCATATGATGCAGCGAACAAGAAACTTGAAATCGGTCTTCCTTCTGGTGGTGTTACTGGCATTATCGCTGCTGGTCAAACAATTACTCAGGGAACCAACACTTGCGATATCGCAACTTCTGGTGTAGAGCGTCGTCTTTATGTTGCTCTTACTAAGGACAGTATTGCATTCGCAGCAGCTGATGTTGTTGCTGACACCAACGCTACTAACGTAACAGTTTCCTCTGTTCGTGACGAATATAACGAGCGTGAGTATCTGCCTGGTCTGAAGTGGGTCAACGTTGCTTCTCGTCCTGGCACTTCTTCTTATGCTGCAGACAAGGGTGGTCACCGTGATGAACTGCATGTTCTCGTGATTGATATTGACGGTAATATCAGTGGTACTCCTGGTCAACTTCTTGAGCGTTATGTTGGTCTTTCTAAGGCATCTGACGCTAAGACAACTGTTGGTGAAGTTAACTACTATCCTACAGTAATCAAGCAAAAATCCCAATATGTTTATTGGGCAGAGCACGAGACTGAAGTTTACGAAGCAACTTCAACTGCTTCTGATGGCAACTTTGGTCAAACTGCAGATAGTCGTCAGTTCAACCTGCTCCGTTCTGCTGCTGGTTCGACTGCATATCCTTCTGGTGCTACAACCATTGGTTCTAAGAACAACTCTACTCATTACTATCGTCTCGCTTCTGGCGCTGACTATCCTGTTTCGGGTGGTTTCTACAACATCGGTAACGCTGATGTTTCCACATCTTACGATCTGGTTCTGGACGCTGAAGCACAAATCATTGACTTCATTCTGACTGGTCCTTCTGGTGCAGATGATTCTTCTGCTGTTGCTAAGATCACCAACCTGGTTACAATCGCAGAATCCCGTCGTGATTGCATGGTGTTTGCTTCACCTCGCCGTGGTAATGTTATTGGCGAAACCAATCCTACTACGATTACAAATAACATCGTAGCATTCATGGATCAACTTCCTAGTTCCTCTTATCTGGTTCTGGATTCTGGTTACAAGTACATCTATGACAAGTATAACGATGTTTATCGTTATATTCCTACTAACGGTGACGTTGCTGGTCTTTGCCTGCAAACCGCAGTTAACGCTGATCCTTGGTTCTCTCCCGCTGGTTTCACTCGCGGTGTTCTGAACAATGCAGTTAAACTGGCATACACACCTAACAAGTCACAGCGTGATACACTGTATTCCGCTCGCGTCAACCCAATCGTATCTTTCCCTGGTCAAGGCATTGTCCTTTACGGTGATAAGACTGCTCTCGGATTCGCTTCCGCTTTCGACAGAATTAACGTCCGTCGTTTGTTCCTGACTATCGAGCGTTTCATTGGTGCTGCTGCTAAGACTCAACTGTTTGAACAGAATGATGAAGAGCAACGCACATTCTTCAGAAACATCGTCGAACCTTATCTGCGCGATGTTCAAGGTCGTCGTGGTATCACTGACTTCCTGGTCAAGTGTGATGCTGCTAACAACCCCCCTGAGGCAGTTGATCGTGGTGAGTTCCAAGCGGACATCTTCGTCAAACCCACCCGCACTATTAACTACATCACTCTGAACTTTGTCGCAACTCGCTCTGGCGTTGCATTCAACGAAGTCGCTAACTGATCTAACAATCTAATTTGATTCGATTTCAGACCCCCTAAAAAGGGTCTGAAATTTTTTGTTTTAATAAATAAACATAGCACCAAAAAAATTTAAGGAACGGCTAATGTCACAAGAAAATATTAACAGGTTTAAGTCAAAGGTCTCTAATGGCTTTGCAAGACCTAACCTATTTGAGGTGGGTCTGCAATTTCCATCCGCGATCGGTGTTGATAGCGAGATCAGAAAAAGCGCACAGTTCATTGTTCGTGCCGCGCAAATTCCTTCCTTCCAGTTGGGTATTATTGAAGTTCCCTTCCGTGGTCGTACTTTGAAGGTTGCTGGCGACAGAACTTTTGAACCTTGGACTGTTACCGTTATGAACAACTCCGACTTCAAACTTAGAAATGCATTTGAAGATTGGATTGACTACATTCAACTTCCTGAGGCAAACTTCCAATCTGGCGAAGGTCTTGATTACTACAAGGATCTGACTGTTCACCAGTTATCCCGCGATGAGCGCAAAGGTAAGTCTTCTAAGAGAATTCGTTCTTACAAGTTCTTTAACTGCTTCCCTAGCAATGTTTCTTCCATTGATCTGGATTACGGAAACAATGATGCTATCGAAGAATTCACAGTTGAGTTCCAGGTTCAGTTCTCCAAAGCAATTAACGAAAAAGACTGATCTGGAAGTTTCCTAAATAGACCAGGACCAATAACCTTAGAATATAATGTCGAATCAGCTCTTCGGATTTTCACTTGAGAGAGCGAAGAAGGTCCCCAAGGGACCTTCTTTTGTTCAGAAAGATAATATGGATGGTTCGCAACCGATTGTCGGTGGCGGATACTATGGATATTCTGTAGATTTTGATGGCACTGTTCGCAATGACCATGAATTAATTACCCGTTATAGGGAAATGGTCATGCAACCAGAATGTGATAGTGCTGTTGATGATATTGTCAACGAAACTATTTGTGGAAATTTTGACGATGTGCCTGTTGAGTTGGAACTTACCAACCTTAAGGTTTCAGATAAAATTAAAAAACTTATGAGAGAGGAGTTTGACGAAATCCTTCGTCTCCTCGATTTTGAAAACCGTTCCTATGAAATCTTCCGTCGTTGGTATGTTGACGGGAGATTATTTTATCACAAAATTATCGATCCTAAAAGTCCTCGCCAAGGTTTACTGGAATTACGCTACATCGATCCCCGTAAGATTCGCAAGGTAACTGAATATCAACAAAAGCGCCCTGAGCAATTGAGAGGCGAAGATTTGAATACTCAGTTGACACAGAAGGCAGCAGAATACTTCTTGTACAATCCAAAGGGTCTTAAGAATTCAACTAATCAGGGCATGAAAATTGCCACTGATTCTATCACTTATTGCCATTCTGGTATCCAGGATCTCAATAAGAACATGACTCTTAGTCACCTACATAAAGCAATCAAGGCAGTAAATCAACTGCGTATGATTGAGGATTCTCTGGTTATCTATCGTCTATCCAGAGCTCCTGAGCGTAGAATTTTCTACATTGATGTTGGTAATCTTCCCAAGAATAAAGCAGAACAATATCTGCGTGAAGTCATGGGACGTTATCGCAACAAACTTGTATATGATGCTAACACGGGTGAAATTAAAGACGATAAAAAATTCATGTCCATGTTGGAAGACTTCTGGCTTCCTAGACGCGAGGGAGGGCGCGGGACTGAAATTACTACCCTTCCTGGCGGGCAAAATCTCGGTGAATTGGAAGATGTCAAATACTTCCAAAAGAAGCTCTACAAAGCTTTGAATGTGCCCTCATCGAGACTTGAAACTGAGACTACGTTTAACATTGGTCGTGCTGCTGAAATTACTAGGGACGAAGTAAAGTTCCAGAAATTTATTGCACGTCTCCGCAAACGTTTTAGCGAACTGTTTGTTGATCTTCTGAAAACTCAATTGATTCTAAAGGGTATCGTTACTCTTGAAGATTGGGAAACCATGAGGACTCACATTCAGTTCGACTTCATTGCAGACAACTACTTCACTGAACTGAAGGAGATCGAGATCCGCAATGAGCGTATGAATCAAGTTAATGTTATGGACCCATATGTCGGCAAGTATTTCTCTGTTGAGTATATGCGTCGTCAGGTTCTCAAGCAAACAGACGTTGAGATGAAAGAAATTGACAAACAAATTAACTCTGAGATGGAATCTGGTATTATTGCTGATCCTGCAGCGGAAATGGATCCCGCTATGGCTGCTGGCGGCGAAGGTGCCCCAGCACCAGAAGGAGGAGCAGAACCAGAAACCTCTGTAGAACCTGGCGATGCACGTCGCGGAGAGTTCTAAATACTAAATAATATCATTGGGAGTACATTATGCCAAGTGAAATTTCAAAACAAATCGTCGATCAAATTTTTGGAGACGATAAAGCAAAAGCAATCGACTCAGTAAATGATGCTCTGAGTGCTGCTGCATATGATGCGATTCAACAGCAAAAACTTAATTTTGCTAAGAGTATGGGATTTGAATTAGATGATACTGCACAAGACGCTGCGGACGAAGTTGCTGCAGATCTTGCTACTGATGACGCTGAACCTGAAACTGTAGAGGTTGATGGTCGCAAACCAGAAGATCCTCCCGCCGATGAAGTGGAGCAACCTACTTCTGAACTAGAAACCGAAGAACAACCTGAGGAACAAACCGATGAGACTGATAGCTGAAGAAATTACATCCGTCGATTTTCTCTGTGAAGAGAAAGAAGGCAAGAAAAATTACTTCATTGAAGGTGTCTTTCTGCAAGCGGAACTAAAAAACCGCAATGGCAGGATGTATCCTCAGAAAACTTTGGCACGAGAAGTTGCTAAATACGATGAGAACTACATTCAAAAGGGGCGTGCCCTT